CCTCTTGCTGTAATAGTTGCAGAAGTAAAACTTAAATTATTAAAATCTACGATTGCAGTATTAGAAGCTAAAGAAGTTCCAGCATTTACTAATGCCCCACCACCAGAAACATATGATCCAGAAGCAGTGACTTGGTTTGTTGATGTAAATGCCGTAGTTGACTTTCCTAAAGTCGCACTAGAAGTATATAAAGCAAGTTTAAATTTATCTCCAGTGGATGCAGTGAAATTATGCTTTCCTTCTAAAAGTTCTTTTTTAAAAGAGTTAGCGATTGCATTTGTTGTTATAGCCATTTTTTACTCCATTACTTATTTTGTTGAATATTAAGACGAGGAACACCATCGTGATACTCATCTCTTCTTCTTCTACCCATTTGCTCTAAAGCAAAACCTTGAACAGCTTCTTTATATTTTGTTTCATATAATTGCAACATGTCCGTAGGTCCCTTTAAAAACCCATATGCTTCTAGTAAGCATGCGTATAATAAGCCATTTGGAAACTTTGTACTTAAAAACGTAGATGTATTTGTACTAGATAATTGAGTGGGTTTCAAGATATAATTTAACTCTACCGCATACGTGCTCGCGGGCGTAGGAGCCACAATAACGTTACTATCGTTATAATTACCGTAGTATTTAGGGACTCCAGTAGCTCCAGTGCTATTATACTCTGTTATAAAAGATACGTCTCTTGGTTCTAAATAACTTCTAGGATTACCAGTTTGAGTAGTATCAACAACTAATAAAGATTCTATAAGATATACATCATTTGGAACAGATAAGAATTTTTGAGAAGCTATAAAATTAGCTGAATAATAAACTCTGTTGTTGTCTACATCTACATCTCTAAATATTCTGTATTCAGCGTCTTGAATAAATCCATTAATAATGGTTGCTGTAAATACATTAGAATCTACTTCTGTATAGTCTCTTATTTTTGTAACTAGTTCTGCGTATGTCATGGTGTAGTAGTTGTTGGTCCAACTGTTATAGGGGCTCCGCCACCACCTATTGCAGTTTGAGTTGCTGTTACTCCTAAATTTACATAATAAAAATCAGTTGTAGGAAAGTCTGCTTGACTTGTCCAACCTAATGGAGCGCCTAAAGTTATAGAATATCCATTTGTATTGTTTAAGGTATTTGGACTAAAGCCTCCAAAACCATCTGCATAAGCAAAAGATATAATATTTCCTGTTTGTCTTTCATGGTCTGGTTCATTTATTAATAAAAAATTTAATCCAGCCTGTGATCTAAAAGGATTTAATGGAAGGATTGTTCTTACAGCTGGTTCTACTCTATCAGGTCTAGCATTTTGTAATGCCACTGGATCGGCTGCATGATATTTTGGACTAATTTGTGGGTGCTTAGCTTCATATTCAGAAATATGCACTAATTCTCCAGTCCATTCTTTTACCATTTCATTATATGGAAAAGCTTGACCAGATCTATCTGATATTACTTGTGAATATTTTCCTTTTGCAAAAGTAGCCATATTAAATATTTGGATAATAAGATTGTGGAGAGATATATAAGCTAGTTCTTTGACCATCTTCATCAATAGCTCTTAACAACTCATCCTCATAATACATTTTTAATTGTTCTGTTCTTGTCGGCGCATATTTAAAAGATAAATAGTAAGCAAGTCCTGAAACCATACATGGTAAAAATCTATACGGTACATCTGCTGTGTTGGTATAAGCTCCTGCATCTTGAACTCTTTTTACATAATAATAACGAAGAGATGTATAAGTTACTGCATCTGGTGTTTGATATAAATAAATTTCAGGTCTAACCTGTCTATCTACATAATATTGACTTGGAGAACCTTGATCTGATTTATTAGGTATAGCACTGTATTGAGATCTTGAAATTTTTGTTAAAGCCACATCATTACCAGAAGTATCTCTTACAACAGCTTCTAGTACATCTCCACAATCAGTTGGAGTAAGATAACTTGTAGTTCCAGCAACTAATGTAGTTGATTGTAAAGCTACTTTCCAAAGATGAATTCCTCTGTTGCCCCATTCTGAAAATAAAATGTTTAAAGAAACTCTTGCTTTCTTTAAATCAAATCCAGCTTCAGTTCCAATTCCACAACGTTCATAAGCTTCATCTACAATATCATCTATTTGTAAATCAAAACTAGTTGTTCCTGATGTTGCCATTATATATACCTCATTTTTGTAGTATCCACTATTCCACCATTAGCAAATTCTTTTCCTTTTACAAATGTTGAAACGTTTGTTGGTTTAGGTCCCACATTTCCCGCAGCTCTTTTTCTTGTGACCGCTGATCTTCTTTGACCTTCTGACATTGCTCTAGCTTTAGCTAATGGAACACATTTTGGATAGCCTTTTCTTTTTTCTCCTTTTGATCTTCCACAAGGAGCGAAAGAACCATCTTTACGTTTAGATCCAATATCTACCCATTTTTCAGAAACCCATTTTCTAAGACCATTTGCCATATTAATAAACTTTTGTAACCTTTCTTCTATTACCCATAACTTTGCCACAACCTTTAGCAACGAAACCACCTCTTGCCATTTTCTTTTTTCCACCAGGTGTTACTTTCCCAGAACAAACAGCTGAAGCATACATATTTGCATATGCGCTTGGATAGACATCAAATTTTCTTTTAGCCGCTGCTTTTCCTCTTGGACAAAGTTTACCCATTATTTTTTCCTTTTATTTTTTCTTTTATATGCAAGCATAGCTCTAGATGGTTTTGAACCCCTAAGTTTGCCTTCTATTTGTTGTGGTATTTGCGCTCTGCTTATTGGCATATATTAACTTATAGTTGAATATACAACTTTACCATTAATACGTTCTGCTTTCAAGTACTGCCTTCTATTGCCAGAATCATTATAACTGCAATGGATCCATCCGGAGTTGGGATCGTTAGGGCTCCAGAATTCTAGTATACATTGATCATAATCAAGGTTTTGAACGATCCAATCACTAACTTCTTTATTATGTATACCAAATATCTCAAAGTCTGCTGCTTGCCCCTTGGTATGCTGACTCTTGCTACTTGATCCTATGGCCTCGCAAAGCGCTGCTGATCTAAATCCAGAAGATACAGATACAACTTTATTAAAATGATTTCTAATAGGTTGAAGAATATTTTTACAAAGTAATATTAAATTAGTTATATGCTCGTCGTTAGGCTCATTTGCAATACCAAGACGTATTGCTTCTTGTGATTTTGTTAATTCATCTAATGTAAAATTTTCACTTAGCTTCATTTCTTAATTTTTTAATAACCTCAATAACATGTTTTTCGTATTCTTTATTTGTAGAAAAATTATCTAAAGTTTTTGCCATTTTAATAGGGTCTCTATTAAATGACATATCTCTAGCTTTCCTAAATTCTGAATACACTTTTTTTGTATTTAGAATTTCAATGTAATATCTAACAGATTCACACTTACTTTTAAAGACCCTAACTCGCCAGTCTATATGATCTGGCTGTTTATAAGGCAACATTCCCTCTTTTGACCATACTCTTATACCAAACAAATTGTGACCTTCACGTGCAAATCGAGATGTTCCATAGTTAGATTCAACTATAGCTTGAGCTACTATTAACTCTGTATTTATATGTTTATTTCTAGGAATTTCAAAATTGAGATAGGAGATACATTTTTTAAGAGATGCTATGAATTCTTGATTATTGTTGTATTCAAACCTTGGAGGCCCAAATCCTAGGCTCTTAGCCCAGGCGATTGTGGCGTTCTCAGTCTTCTTCTTTGCGACGGGGTTCGGAAAGAATGTACCTAATACAAACGCTAGTAGAGCTACTATCAAATATTTTATTACTATACTCTTGATTGTCATGACATTTACAGTGATTTAAGAGACAGCATCCAACTGTCAGATTGTTAATACAATTAGTCCTGTTTAACTTCTTTGATACGTTTAACACCATGTTTATCTACTTCTACAATGGCTTTTACTTCTTTACAACTCCAGTTTACATTAGTTCCCTGGTCTCTTTCAACTTTTCTTTTTTGTTCTAAACAATCTGCAATATTAGCTTTAGGAGAATATCCCTCTAGCTTACCATTCATATACATTAATAATGCAAATACTACCTCAATCATTATTTACCTCTTACGGTATCTAATTCTTTTTCTAGTTTATCTACTTTCTTTTCTAATTGAGATATTAATACTTTTGTATGAACGTTTTCTTCTAATTGTTTTGTATGTTTCTCTATTGTTTTAGCTTGATATTCAATCAACATAAACAATTCTTGATTCTTTGGAGTTTGATCTGCTTTTTTAAGAAGATCTTGTGCCATTAACTTTTCATTTGTTTCAAGTCTATTAAGTCTTTCAACTATTCCAAAGTAAGTCCATACCGCTACAACAATAGCAGATATAATAGCTACTATATTTTTAACGGGTAATGCTACACTTGTTTGGTCACTTAATTTAAATTCGCTACTCATTTTTCCTCCACTTGATAAAACATATCATCAGTATCTTCTAATTTCCAGTCTTTGTTTTCTACGTTCCATTCGTTAGTTTGAACTTTATAGTCTGGCCAATGTTTAGAAGTAGTAAAACTACTAATGTTCCACAAAATACGATTATTAGGCTGAGCTGCATAATTGCCGTTATCAAGAGCCAAAACATGAGCACACTTATGCTGATCAGGAATTTCGGAATGTTCAGTATCCAAGATATTAGGTTCTGGATGTGCCCAATCAATCGTAAATAAA